GACGCGGACGTCAAACTTTCATGTTTGGCATTTGCTCATACCGTTCGAGCTCAGAACGCCTCGTTGGCGCAAGAGTTCTCAAAGGTAATCTTGGTCCCTGATCAAGAGCCGCCGGTATAAGGTCAAGACCTTCTACATAAGTGGAATTTAGGACACTCCACTTCGAGAATAAAGTCTGACTAAGTACCTTAGCTACCTTCTCGTCGAAGGTACGTAACGTATCCAGGAATTCATCCCTGTCTACGAAAACGCTAGAAGTGTAACTCAAATGAGTTAACTTCTTCCCTAGCCCCATCTGGGAAGCTAGGAATCTCTCTTCTTCATTCAACCATGCTTGAGTTTCCTCATACATGGATCTGAATGTAGATGTTGAAGTAGAAAAGTTGAGACCGATAGGCTCGCAAAGATTGCAAACCTTATCAAAAACAATTTTCTGCCTCTTAGAGAGTAGGCTACGACTCTTCTTGCCCAATAAGCGGCACACGTCAAGAAAGTTATCATCACTGATAGCTCTCCACTTCAACTGCGGTATAACCGCTGTAGGAGTGACAATTTTCCCAGCAAACTCTGAAAGAGTACTGGAGTCAATTGACTTGTCGGGTGACCATGGACAAGACATTCTTTCAAGCATGGCACGATACTTATCATTAAGGACTTTGTCCAAAATGACAACATCGTCTCCTACCACAAAGAATTGATTGTCGAAAAGACCATCATTCAAGTGCAGTAAGAGTAGACCATGTGTGAGAGAGAACGACCCAAAACTAGGATATAATCCTAGAGGTTGTCCTCGTGTCCAAGAGAGATCTCCGTAAGGAGAGCTCCACTTACCTTTGGATAACGTCTCAAAGAGACGAATCCATTCCAAATGACCAGGAAAGATAGCTCTAAGAGCATCTAACTGTAAGTCAAGAGGAAAGTAATCTGTAGCTGATGACAAATCAGTACAGTAGACCTCACCACCTTGCCGAAGGTGTGATTGAATGTGGGGATGCGCTGCATATTGATTATGCGTGCAATCCCAGGGTAGTGACTTGATTAAATCATAGATTCCTTTGCCCAAAGGGCGAAGTGCTTCTTGATGTAATCGGAAGGGGGAAGCTACTGAACGTAGTTTCCCTCCGGGCTCTTGCAGAAGGTGGATAGTTCCACCTTCAGGCAAGTAACAGAGACGCTCTTTTTCAGGATTTTCGAGAGATCGAAAATACCTGGAAGCATTTCTGTCCAGCACGGAGCGAAGTGCCTTGAACCCATGAAGTAACTGGCTGTAAACAGCTTGGAACTCATAGTACAAGAATCTTCCACCCATAGTTGTGAAAATGTCGAGATCTTCCAAAATCTCTTCATCTTGTCGGACCGAAGTCTGACCAAACAACCGTGGAGCCTTCTTTCCAGGTGAACCCTGGTAAGTCACAAAAGGTTGAACCCTATAAGGGATCTTCCTTACCGAAACACAGTTTTTGACTGTGGCAACAAATTCCTTACGGAACTTGTCAGTCAAATTGTGAGGTTTGTCCGTTTGGACGGCTTCCAAAAACTTCTTCTTTTGACTATCACTAGTCTCTGGAAAGATGTAAAAGGAATAAGCCATAAAGGCTTGTACACACCGAGAGAAATTTCTCTCGTTGGTATCCGACCACCGGAACAAAGAACCAACAACACCAGCCACATCACCTTTACGATTCTTTCGAATCCAGGTTAATGGTTGGAGGTTGGACCTCCTACGAATGAGGTCGACTTTAAGAGATTTTAACCTCTTAATAGTCCACTCCACTCCACTGTGTTTCTCCCACTTACATATCTCGGAAATAAATCCTTCGATAGTGTAAGAGGGAATGCCTATAACATGAAGTCTGCGTCTCAGTCCGTCCTGATGTTGATGCAGAAGCATCATAACCGAACTCCTTTACAATATAAGGAAAACATCAGAACAGCGACGAGCTGCTCCTTCAGACCTAGCCTGGCATCATGCCAGAACTCCACATGGCTATGCCGCCTGTCA